TGTGTCTGCCTTTGTAGCAACCAGGTTAGCGACATCAGTTGCGTAGTTTGGATTGTCGGCAATTGCAGCTGCTAGCTCATTTAGGGTATCTAGTAGTGCAGGTGCACCATCAACTAGGCCTGCTACTGCGTTATCTACATATACCTCAGTTGCGTAATCTCCAAGATCTGCTGACTTGAGGTATCCATATCCACCAACAGTTGTATCTAGAGAAGATGTTGGTGTGTATGATTCAAGTGCTGTGTCTGTGTAGGTGTTTGCATTGCTTTGAGCTGTGTTAGCTTTTGAAGTTGCATCTAGTGCAGCTGCATCAATTGCTTCCTGCTTTGCTGATGCTACCTCTAGATCTGTTGCAAATGCAGCATCTAGTGTTGTAGAAATCTGAACGTTAGCAGTTCCGTCAAAAGATACAGAACCAGTTACGTCTCCAGTTAGCTGAATTGTACGAGCTGTTTCTAGTGCTGTTGCTGTATCTGCATTACCAGTTACATCACCAACAAGGTTAGCTGTAATTGTGCCTGCAGCAAAGTCTCCACTACCATCACGCTTTACAACTGTGTCTGGGGTGTTGATTGGTGTTGCAGTACCACCGATTGTATCGACAATGAAGTCAATAGAATCCTGTGATTCTGTAAGAATGTTATAACCGTTGATGGTACCGTTTGCACCCTCAACAATCAGACCAGATTTAATCTTAAAGTCTTTATTTACTGTTGCCATTTTTATCTCCTAGGGGGTATTTATGCCTTGAGGCCAATGCGAGCAAAACGCACTGTTACAGGCTTTATATTTGCATCTGGGGTAACAGTTAGTGCAACTGTATTTCCAGATCTAGAGACATTAACGGTGCCAATATTCCCATCATTGTCTATTGTTCCATACTCAGATACAGATACGTCTGCACCATCTACAAGTATGGTAAGTTCTGTAGCGTAAAACTTGTTGTCGCCACTTGTTGTCTTTGAAATAGAGACCAGGTACTTAACCATACGCCAAACAGTAGCATCAAATGAGTCAACTACTGTTGGGTTCTCAATTCCAGAAATTGTGTTTTCGTTATTTCCAAAAGTGCCTAGATCTGTAGACTGTGCTGATGTAGTATCAATAAGATCTACATAGTCTTGCTCTAGTGGCTTGTCACCAGTCTCAAATCTGGTTTTTACATAGGGGATCGTTGTTCTTGACATACACTAATTATATCATCTTTTATTTACATGACATAGTTGTTGACCCCAATAACCGCTATACCAATGGGAGCAGCGTTACCTGGGGCATAATTGCTCCGAATATTTGTTGTTGTAAATCTAATCCTAAATGGCAGAACTTCTGTAATCTCTACCTTACGATTATTTTCTTTTAACTTAAAAATTCCGTAGCTAAAATGCTTTCTTATTCTGGATGTGTATTTTCTATCAGATATCTTAACGTATGACATTAATCTGTTACATCTTCAAGGATAATCATGCTACCCTGAGCAACTGTCCAAACACGTGTTGCATCAGAAAGCTGAATATCGAAGATGTCTCCTGTTTCTAGAATTTCTGATTCTGCGGCAGTAAGAGATACTGTGAACTCTCCTGCAAGATCTCCCTCAATAGGCTCTGGAGAAAGTGTTAGCACCAGAGTTGCATCATCAGTGATTACTCCAGAATTAATGGCTAGATTTGGACGCTTGATCTTCATGGAGATTGTCCAGTCTGGAATGTTTAATGCAATCTTAAAGTCGTCTGTAACATATGCCTTGAAAGATGCAGTGTCTCCACGAACTACAGTCCATGTAACTCTTGGTGGGGTATTCCCAACGCTATATCCAGATGATCTTGCCATTCTACAATTATATCACTATTAAGCTAGTCCAGCTTTTAGTGCCCCCCACGTTCCATTACCTTTAGAGTCTACAGAAACAATTCCATTTTCAGCAGCATAGATAACAACTGCAACAGCACCGCCATGGTGTTGGGTGTTGTTTAGCCCACCGTCTTCTCCAGAATACAGTATGTCTCCAGCAGAAAAAGCTGATGTATTGATATTTTGAACAACTCCAGAAACAACAACAATTCCATTGGCACCATTCACAATTGCCGTCTTGGCTAGACCAAGAATTGGTGATGTAGTGTCGTGCTTTGCTCTTGCAACAGTTGTGGTTGTTGTATATCCAGTTACATACACTGGGTCGCCAGCTGATATATTCTCACCACTGTTATTTAGCACACTTACCTGGGAAAATGATGCAAGTGGAAGTACGGCCTCAAGTTTTTCAACTAGCTGCTTGATATCCCCATGGACATTGACATTGTCCTCTGCCAATGGATATGGTAAGTCGTAAGTTCCTGATTGTCCCGTTGCCATTTCTCAATTATATCATTAAAAGATTGATATAGGGTCAAAAAACTGATATAATTGAAGTCAACTTCCTCAAAAGGGAAGTTTTGTTCTAGGAGGACAAACGATGAAACAGAGTGACAACAAAGTGACATTGAGTACTAACTCTAAAAAACAGACAATTTTATTGCTATCGCACTAATAAAAATATTGTCGCCAAGGCTGTGTAAGAGCCGTAACTACGAAAAGAATAAAAAGGAGGTAGCAATTGAAAGAATTGTTGCTAATAGGAACTACAGTATTTGCTTTAACATCTGGTAGCATAACAGCTGCCCAAACAATAGAAACCCCACAAAGACCTGAACGTGGAAATCACGTTTCTGTATCGATGATAAATAAGGCTGAGCTGAAGGCACAGGCACAAGCTGAATTTTTAAAACAACAGCAATTAGATTTAAATGCCGAAAAAGTAAATAAGGCTATCAAGAAACTCGCAAGTCACGTTGGAAAAACCTGGTATGTATTCTCTGGTGCCACGCCGTCTGGATGGGATTGTTCTGGCCTAACTATGTGGTTTTATGAACAACTAGATATACAACTAGAACATAGAGCATCTAAACAGGACACAAGCGGTACTGCAACAAATAATCCTAAGCCTGGTGACCTAGTAGTTTTCCACTACACTGGAAACAAGGATGCATATCATGTTGGGATCTACATTGGCAATGGCAAAATGATTCATGCCCCTAAGAAAGGCCATCTCACCAGAATAGATAGTGTTAAAAGTTTTGGTGGAGACTATTCAGATATTACATATAGAAACTTTATAGAATCTAGTTTAGGTGATTAATGAATAGCAATGTAATATTTGGATCAGTCAGCATGATCATATCGCTGACAGCATCTAGTATTTTGGGGCAGCCAGCAGAAGTTTCTGGGCAAACGCTATCCATACCATACACACAAGAAGTTAGCTTTGATCGTGGAACCTATAAAATTATAAAAGCTAGGTATACTGCAAAAACAATTCTGAGCGATGAAGAACTAATTAGCATTCTTAGACAGGCTGGATTTTCTGGATATGGCTTGAAGTATGCCTGGGCTATTGCAGTTAAAGAATCTACAAAAAGGCCAATGGCATACAACAAGTCTAGCGACTGCTATGGACTATTCCAAATCAATATGTCTGGCTCTCTTGGTGATAATAGAGTTGATAAATACAAACTAAATTCAGAGAAAGATCTATTTGATCCACTAACCAATGCATCCATTGCATATCAAATGTCAAATGGTGGCAAAAATTGGTCTGCATGGTCTACAGAGAATAGTGCACTAAAAATTATTAATACGTTCCCGAACTAGTTGTTGCTGATTCCACTGTTCTTCAGTAATATGTCCACGGACAACGTCTAAATAAGAGCTACCCTTTGAGAACCACCAGTGATCTGGCTCCGCAAAATGAAAGAAAACCATTGCTACATGCTGAGATCCTGGCTCTGGGAATTCCTCTCTCCAGTGAAGCTGATCATTACCATAATATGCCAATGCTTGATTTTCCTGAAGAGTATATGGCTTCCCATCTACCCAAAGATCCCACTCTTTATTTTGATATAGACAAAGATCTATTGTGTATGTACATGCATTGTCGTCTTTATGCTTGTAGAGACTTGGTGGTGGATTACTGCCCTCATAATGCACAAATAGCGTGTATGTTGGAAGTAGAGTATTGCTTGAAAATGTTTTTCTAGCTAATGGCGTTAACTTATGTGCCAAATTGCTAAGCTCTGATATTGATGAATCGGCTACTGCATATCTAGAGAATGCTGCCTGAAAATCAAATGACTTGTAGTCTTTTGTAAGATCAATTAGGCGATTTCTATCTGCATCTTCAAGCACAGAGTCTAGTACTGTTGGCTCTTTCATTTTTAATAAATCCAGCTTACAACTGCATATCTGTTTCCATCAGTTACTGGATCAACTGAGTGATTGTATGTGTAGGTTGATGGAAATACTATCATCTGGTTTGCTTCTGGCTTATATGAAACATTAAATCTTGGAAAGTTTATCTCCCCTCCAGAATAATTGTCATTAATATAATACACTGTAGATATCCTTCTATGGAAATCTTGATGATCATCTATATGATTATTAAATTTTTGACCAACTCCATATTTTAGAATATCCCATGGATAGTGTTTGTTAAAATTCACACCATAGGTATTCATATAGTCACGCTCGATTGGCTGGAAGTTGGCGTTAAACATTTTTGCAACCTCGCCATAAAATGTTGTAGTTGCTGATGTAAAGTCAGTTTCTCCAAATGGGTTATATGGGACAGAAATGACGCTGGTGTCCCTACTATTTGTGTCTACACCATCTTTTTCATATGTTTTTACACCAGCCTGTTGCCAAGCAACTGCATTTGCAGCCACAGAATCTTCAATATCTGATACTAGTGACTCATGACCTGGAATAACATCCATGTATACCACAATACCTGGGGCAAGTTCAAACTTTCTCATACTACCACTTTCCAATTGGGCAGGTGGCCTTAGCCAGCTTTGTTTTTGCTGCCATAAAGCATCCACACTTCTTACACTGTTTTGTTAGTTTTAGTAGTTCTGGACATTGCTGACAAATAGAAAATCTTTTTTCAGCGTCTTCCTCACTGACTCTTTCGACATTTGGATTTACCATGTCCCAGACACGTGTTTCTCCAAGATTTTGCTTATATTTTTCCCATGGATTTAATTGATCACTCATAAAAATACCCTTCTCTATTAATAAATTATAGCATAGGGTAGGGTTATCCGAAACATCCTGGATATCCTGGATATGCTGGATATCCAGAAGTGCTACATACAGTAACGCCATCACAATATGATGATGACATGTCTGTGGGCCATGTAGATCTTGCAGATCCGTCTGCACCAGAATAGCTACAGTACCATGTTACTGGTGCTGGAGTAGGTGTTGGCGTTGGAGTAGGCGTGGGAGTAGGTGTGGGAGTAGGAGTAGGTGTGGTGCTACAACTTACTGATGGGTATTGTGGATTTCCAAAAGTGCCCTGAATAATAGAAACATTATAAATCGCACTAAAGGTACATTGCTCATCTAATCTATCGTAAGCACTTGACGAGCTTGCAGAGCTAGAAGAGGTAAGGACTGTTGTTCCACAACATCCTGCAGCATACCAAACAGTAATGTCACTAGATGGTGCTGGAACTGGTGTTGGTGTTGTAGAACAATTAACAGAGGGGTATGTTACATTGTTGTAACTTGCTTGCGTCAATGTTCCTCCAGAACAAGAAGCAATAAATCTTTGTTGTAGTACAAAGTAATCGTTATCCGCATCGTAAATTGGCGAATTGTTGCAGCAACCAGAGGCATACCAGTTGTAAGTTACTGGTGTTGGGGTAGGTGTTGGAGTAGGGGCAGTGTAGTAGTATGTTACATAGTTTATTGCACTATATCTTTCAACTAGCGATCCTGCTGCTGGTGTTTGTGAAGCAACCAATCCATTATTCCCAGAAGATGCTCCAGAACTAGTTGTATTTGTAGTGCCAACGCTAAGCTGTAGCGGATTTAGTAATGCTAGAACTTGTGCAGAGCTTAGTCCAGATAGATCTGGTACTTGTACTAACGATGATGAAGATGCGAGGATTCCAGCATTTAACATTGGATCCCCTAAGCCTTAATGTCGCCTAATAGTATCCAGATGTCTGTTCCAGTCTTTACTAATTGTGCTGCCGCATACTGGGTATTCAATGTCTTGTAAGAGTTTTTGCTTCTAATCGTAACTCCAGATGCCTCTACAAAAGATGTAGCTCCAGTGCCAGTTTGAATTACAGTAACAACTGTTCCAATTGGAAAAGCTACAGTGGCATTTGTTGGAACTGTAACTGTGTTTGCAGAAGAAGACTCCATAGTAATTGCCTTGCCAGAATCATGTAGTGCAATTACATAGTTTGCAGTTTTATTTTCTAGCTGTGCGTCAGTGTAGTTTACCCATGCAGATGCTGTTGTCGAATAGTACTGAACCTGATTAATTGGATTTCCTGCATTGTCCTGTCTAACAAAACAAACAGTTCCTCCAGCAACTGGTGATGGAATAGCTGCATCTCTTGCTGTAGGATTTTGAAAATTGTTTACTCCTGCTTTTGCTGAAACTACATCCGAAAAGGTTACGTCATTATTAAATGTGTGCTGTCCAGCCCAGGTGTAATCAATGTTAGAGTTGGCAGATCCTGCAATTGGGTGCCAGGTGTCTGTAGGCTCGTTGTAGATATATCCAACTTTTGCTGTAGAACTAATTGTAGACATTATGCTCCAATCTCCTTCCACTGAGCAACGCCAGCATCATATACGTACATCTTTAGTGGTGATGAATCTTTGTCTACCCAAATAAGCCCATCTACTAGTCCAGTAGTTGGTGCTGAATTTTGATATGCAGCCACTGTTCCATATAGCAAGCCTAGCGAGCTATCTGAATCTACCCAAATAAAACCATTTTCTGGATTTGCTGGCTCTGTGCTTGAATAGACTGATCCAACACCTAGTGACTCAATGGTGTCAATTCTGGTATCTAGTGCCTTGATGTGTCCAACAACTGAGTTTGGAACAATTTCTGAATCCTGTGTTGGAACATTTGTAGTTCCATAGTGGTATAGTCGTAGGGCTGCCTGGATGTCAGCAGAGTCTTCATACCCAGGGATTTGGGTATTGTATATAGGACCAATATTTTCAGAAGCCATTTTTTATCACCAATCTAAATTATACCACAGTAATGGATAGATGAACTATCTTAGTGCCTGCTAGTGGAGACCAGACTTCTTCTGAGAACTCTACAGCATTAATTGTAATTGGAATAACTTGTATGTCATCTATGACATCTATTTCTCCAATTGATACTGAGTGCGAAATTGGATTTGTACCAATAATTGATGCTTGCACACTAAAGTTTGAGGCAGACAGATTTTCAGTTGATGTAACACTAAAAACTGGAACATTGATTTCGGCCTGTCCATTTACAAAAAGTTTTGAAGAGTTCTCCGAAAATGTGTCTGGTATGAGGTTGAAAAGTGGTACCCACTGATTTACAGCACCAAGATTTTGATACTGATACAAATATAGATATTCGCTATCTGATTTTAAGTTATTGATACATAGGTCAAAAACTTCTGGAGTCTGTCCAATAGTTACGTCATTGGGATTTCCAGGGCTAATAAATATTTGACTGCCACGCTTACCAGTAGCACCAATATCCATACTAACATTTATAGATGTTGGTCCACCAATAACTGTTAAATCATCATTTGCAACCAGAACTGTCACTATGCAGCTCCAGTCACGTCAGCAGTTACTGTTATTGTTCCAGTCAATAGCGTGTGAATTACTGTGTTAGATGCCTTATTGATCTGAACATCGTAGAAGTAAACTGTTCCAGCATTTAGAAGTCTTCCAACACCTGGTGGAATCGTGCATAGTACTGCACCATTTGAAATAACAGCGGTACATTCATGCTGCACTGTGTACGATGGCCCACGCTTGTCAGCAATAAAGAATTTGCTAGAATATCCATCTAGTGAGAATGCTGAACCATCTGCCGTCTTAGGTCTAATGGTGAACTCAAGGGTGTCTCCCTGATAGTATGAAATATTGTGGGTACCTGGAAATGCCATAAGCCTATTATACACTAATTAACTGAGATATATATTGATTTTATCTTTACGGCAGCGTCCATATCTGTTCTAATTTGTGGTACGATACCAGCAATTCTATGTGTGTCAGATGATATGAAAAGTTTATGAGATATAGATAGCTCGTAATTATGCTGATACTTGAAGTTCGCACAAAATGTAGTGTGGTTATCATCTAGACCCATGAAAACTGATCTCATCCATAGCTCAGTATTTGCACTAAATGTAATTATTTCAATATCATAGGTTATGCTTACCTGTGCACCAACTTTTAGGTTTCTAGTATTTATTTTTCTGATGTCGTTTGAGTATAGAGATACTGAACCTTCTGGAAGAAAGCTTTCAATTTCATTATCGGCATTTATAAAAAGCTGTACCCAGCCATCTTCGCCTCTAGTGGCACCAGTTGGAGTCGTGTTTGTATTTTTATTTCTATAAAGTGCCCATCCAACATTCTGCTCATAGGTTGGGAAGTAAGATTTTCCATCTTTTCCAGCTGCACCACGTTCACCACGTAGCCCTGGGGCACCATCTTTTCCAGGATCGCCCTTTTCCCCACGCTCACCTTTTGGGCCAGGTATGCCTTGTGGTCCTGCTGGACCTGGAACTGCTAAAAAAGTAGGATCTTGTGCAATATTTGACTGACTAACAGCTGCTGCATAGTTAGATTTTGGAAAATCCATGTTTTTAGAAATAGCCATAAGACTATTATCTCATTGTATTATGGATTTGCATTTACCCAAAGGCCCGTTGATGCCTGGTACTTCAAAACCTGGCCATCCTGTGGATCAGTAATCTTTACATTATGCAACTCTTCAAGCTCATATCCATTCTGAACCTTGACAAAAATTTGTCCATTTACGGTCTGTCCTCTAGTCACTACCCCAAGATATACTAGATGTGCTGGAGCAGATGGCTTATTTGCTAATCCAAAAATCAATGCACCATTAACACCAAGCCATACTGGATCACCAGTATTTGCAGTAGATGTGTTAATTCCATCCATCAACCCTTCTGTAATTACAAATCCAAATCCATTCTGAGCCACAGTTTCTGCCATCAAGCCCATTGTTTTTGATGATGTAGCTTCTCCAGAGTTTGATGCAACTGCAACTGGAATGTTGTCACTACTATTGCCAACTATTTTTGTATAAACTGGTGTGCCTAAGTTAATTGTTCCACCATTAGCATTTTTAACGATATGCTTGACTGTGCTAGTGTAGTTTTCAATCCACTCAGTGTTATAATCAGCAGCATCTATCTTTGCAAGAATATCTCCTGGGTTTCCACCTGCTGGAACTCCTACGCCAGGATCTCCCTGGGCACCTTCTAATCCATTTAGTCCAGGGTCACCTTGGTAACCACGTGGTCCCTGCTCTCCTCTTGGGCCTGGGGCACCAGGAAAGGGTACGACTTTAATTGTTGGCATTATAAACTTCCTCCCGTAACGTCTCCAAGTACAGATATGGTCCCAATAACAGGAGTCCAAACAGTATCTCCGTCAATAATGACTTGAAGATCAAAAGCTAACTCTGCTACTGCGGATCTATAGCCAGTTCCCCAATATTTTGTAATATCAGGACCAGCTACTATCTCAACAAAACCTTCGCCTGCTTGTACTTCAAGTTCATCAACTGTATCTTCTTTGAAATCATAAGCAGATGCGGCAAACTCCCATCCAGTAGTGTCATAAGGGGTAACTTCATCATCTTCATAGAACTCAACCCTGAGTGGAGAGGTATCCCCTCTAACAATTTGCCATTTAATATTCATCGGATCAGCACCGAATATTTGAGGTCCGCAATTAGCCATAGTGATTTAATTATACCAGTAAAAATAATAAAAACTAGTGTCCAAGGAGGTGGGTATGAGAGACATCCCTGAACACTAGTTGTATAAATTATAACATAAAGTTTGTATATTTTGTATGATTTCAACAAGTAATAGAATTGTAACAAAAAATTTACATAAATGTAACATAAAAAGTACTTGACAAAAGTTTTTTGTGTATATAATATATAGATATATAAGAGATATTAAGAATATTTAATATATAAGATAGTTTCTTAATTATAATATAATAATCGGCAGTCCGCCTGAGATTTTAAGAATTACTTAGAATTTCTAGAGATGTAGTCAATCAAAATATCATACATGTGATCTATTTTTCTGTTGACTTCTTTTCGTTGTTCTTGAGCATCTAGCATTTCTCTTTCTAGCCTTGTTACTTGATCCTTTAAGCTTGTACCACTATTTGGCTTTAGCTCATGCTTGATCTCATCAAAGTAATGCTTGACTAGCCATCTGACACCTAGCCCTGATGAGGTTACAATTGTAGAAATACCAACAATTATTCCGACCCAAGATGCCAAATCCATAATAGTATAATTATAACTGCTTTTTAGTCGAGCGAAAAAAAGAGAAACTAGGTTATTAGTTTTCGGCGGAGCGAGCTCGGCGGTATAAGAGATCCCATACACCATATCTACACAACATGCATAAAAAATAAAATGCAACATGTAGTCCATGTGTGGTATTATTTATAGATGAGTGATGTAAAGTTCTTTGATCTTTTTGATCCATCGCAACCTAGAAGCGATAAAGAGCTTATTGAACAAAGACTTGCAATTTGTAACGAATGTCCATGGCTGGACAAGCGATTAACGAAATGCAAAAAGTGTGGGTGTTTTATGAAATTAAAATCCACTTTGAAACAGGCTAAGTGCCCTTTAGAGAAATGGTAAGAAATGTTTAGAGACGAAGTAGTTAAGCTGATGACGGACTATATTAACAAGATGAACCGTGATGCGATGCTATCTATTGGTGGGATTCCTGAGCACATTGATCGTGGAATTGAAGAGATGCAGGATGAGCTGAACCGTGTAAACGGAGAGCTATATGACATGCTAAGAGAGAACGGGATAATCCGATGACCCAGCCGTTTGTTTTTGAAAGAAAGTATGAGGACGCAGCCTGGCTACGTGAGCAGTACGAGGTCCTGCAGCGAAGCTCTAAAGACCTAGCAAAAGAGCTGCACGTCTCCTACAAGCTGGTAGAGATCTACCTAGAAAAATTTAATATTCCAGTTAGGCAAACTTTAGTTTGACTCTGGCTGTGGATTCTTTCCACAAGTACAGTTTCCGTTACACATAATTATAGTGTATCATATTAGTATGGATCCTATGAAATTACAAACTATTGTCGCACAAGACTTCTTTTCTGAAGAGCACTACCAGTCGATTTATAAAACCATTAATCGACAAATTGAAAAGAATCTTGCTGCTGGAAAGAAGAAGTACGAAGAAGGCTTTGAGATTGTTAACAACAATGGCTTTATTGTATTCTTCGATAACTTCGAGCAGGATGTTTTAAAGGCTATTAAGGACCGCCTAGGAGAAATAATTGGTGTTCCAGTACATAAGCCAGGGGTCCTATTTGCCAGGTACACAAAGGATTCAGGTTTTAGACCTAGACTTCGTCCACACGCAGATCGAGCGGTAAAGAAACCATCCGTAACAGCTACTATAGAACTAGATACAACATTAGACTGGGACATATATGTAAACGATGATGGGTTTAATCTGAAAAAGAATGAAATCCTCATATTCTCAGGATCAAGAGATATCCACTGGAGACCAGATGCAGAGTTCTCAGATGATGATTACTTTGATGTAATTATATTGCAGACATCGATGGATATTCAGGATGACACTGTATTGGACGATGAATACTTTAATCAGATGGATAGACTCTCAGGACAATATATGCAAAAGTATGCACATCTTCTAGAGAAAAGCAAAGATGATTAATCTCAAAGAATATAAGCCTTTTATAATTGACAATGTTTTGTCAGATGAGGATTATTCTTATGTGTATGATTGCGTCAATAACAGCTTTCCTGAAGAGATCAAACCTGATCTACCGCCCGATAATAGGCAACATCCAGAATATCTTAATGTTCCAGATCTAGGATACTTTGCCTACATTAAGGGATTTAAGCCAGAGTTCTATGATGCTGTAAGAGAAGCTACAGAAAAAGCTACAGGACTATCTTTGCTTAGACCACAAATTCACTTTGCCAGATATACAAATAAAACTGGATCAAAGCCATTGCTGAGACCTCATAACGATAACCAGCTTATTAATCCATCTATAACATTATCTATTCAATTAGATAGTACATTGGATTGGGAGTTGTGTGCATACGATACATGCGATACCCTCGCAAAGAACCAAGCTATGGTTTTCTCTGGATCTCACCAAATACACTGGAGACCTGTAAAAGATTTTAATGACGATGACTATCTAGACATTATGGTTTGTCAGCTACCGATCAATACCGAGAAACTTGATGATCAGCACAGAGCTGAAATGGATAAGCTTAGGGATGCACAGCTAGAGAAGTTCTTTATGGAATTTCCTTCATATGTGGATAAACCATAAATCTGAAAAATCTGAAAAATTTTAAATTTTGCAAAATCTGAATATTTTGTAGATGTGTATGATACATACTTTATGTAAAATGTCAATCATTTAATAGTGAGCACACACGTGCCAGGGTTTACTCTGAAGCCAGAGCAACCTCTAAGGCAACAATGTTTGCGATCGCCTGATCAAATTCTTCCCATGTATCGAATGTTAGGGTTATCATTTATTTATTTCCTATCGTTGTTTTATTTATCTTATCACTAACTACTGACATTGTTTAGTAGTTTGCGTATCCAATTGAGATACCGTATTTCCAACCTGCGAAAGCAGGGTGCTTGATGATAGACTGAACCTCTTGTTCAGTAGTAGCATTGAACTTGTGTACAGAGAACTGAACACCGTCTTCACGACATCCACGCTTAGTGATAATAACTGTGTTGAACTTGAATTCCATTTGAATTCCTTTCTTTTCTTTCTATATGTATATTCAATCAGATAGATAATCATTTGTCAAATTGTACCTCGGCGTGTCGTGGATATATTTATAACGATATTGTTATCTAATAGTACTTGACAATAGGGTAGGGCTGTGGTCGGTACCGACCTGTGGATAACTCTGTGGATAACTATGTTATAAATCCGTTACAATTATTTCCCCGAAATACGGCGTGTCGATTTGACTTTGTCATAGGGGCAGACTAGAGTATAAGTATAAAGATAAAGAAAGATAAAAAAGAAAGGAAAACAAGATGTTTTCAGTTTGTGAACTATGTGATGTAGTAGTAGAAAAAGTCCTAGTAGAGGAAGAGGGCGAGTATGGTTGCCCTATCTGCTGGGAAGCCTACGGAGAAATCCACTAGGCTTGACTTTGTCAGATACCCACACTAGAATAGGCTTATCAACGAAAGGTAAAAAATGGACTACGAAAAAATGCTAGAAGAAGTAAGGGATAACCACTCTGCCCACTGGGGTGGAACCTATGAAGAAATGAAGGCTAGCGATACTAGACTTGCTAACCTTGCTGAGGAATACCCTGCCCTATACAGGGAAGCCCTAGACGCATACAACGAAATGCTAAGAAACATGTAAAAAAGGCCGTGTCGCACTTGACAAAAGCTGCGATCCGTGGTCGGCCCCTGTGGATAACTCTGTGGAAAACTTCGTTACAATTACGTTATACGACACACCCCCAAATACCCCCAAAATGTCAGACCACCGTGATAGGTTATAGATAGTTAGAAAGAAGGAATAAATGACTCAGTCAGAAATCACCAGCAATACCCTAGAAATTCTAGTAGCCAAACTAGAAGATGTTGTTGGCCGTGAACTAACAGGCGTAGAACAAGCCATCGTGGACTATGTTCTAATCCAGATTCAACTTGGACTAGTGGAGGTAAAGTAATGTCAGAACAAATTTGCGTGTTTTGTATGAACTTGGTGAACGACTATGTTTGCCACGAATGTAACGAATACAAGGGGCTTATGCCACTAAAAGACGCTGAGGCTTACCTTGGCGAAGATTTTCCAGAAGAATACAAGGAGATGCTTTATGTCTAAAATGTCCGTAGCAGAATTAGAAGAACTAATTTTCAAAATTGACTTGATGTTGTCAGATGATGTTGCTAAACTATTCACAACAGAAGAAGGGAAATAAAATGATTTTTTACAACGGCTTCAACTTGCTAGTGGACATTGTTTTGGTTGGTCTAGTGTTTGTGATTTCTCACGGCATTGGATTCCGCAAAGGCTTGGACAGAAACAAGCCACCTTTCTAAACGACACGCCAGACCAGGGACTTGACAAAAGCTCCTGGATCTGGTCGGCCATCGTTATCAGATCGTAATATAACTTTACGTAGTCTATTAAAAATGCCCCTAGAAAAATGTCAGACCCCTAATGTATAATAATCCTATGATAGGTAAAAGAAACGAAGCAAGACGTAAGGCTGAGAGCCAAGCACTATTTCACTCTATGCTAAAGGCTGGCAAGAAGCAAATTGTTGTTCCTAAAAAGTATAAAGGGACACGGGCAGAAAAGTTGCGTAAAGCCCTTGACAATCAGTAACTAATCCTGTAAACTTATTTCACAACCCCTAAAGGAGCAACATGTTCGAAAACGTAATTGACGACGCAGCTATTGACAAGCTTGACCCCGAGACCCTAGAGCAAATTCTATCCATCCTTGAGAAGGCAGGTTACTAATGGAAAGAGATCCACAAGTAGTAGAGTTGTTCGCCATGATGGAAGAGGGCGAGATCACGCCTTCAGAGCTAATGGCAGATCTAGATATCATGGGATTCGATGGCGATATCTTTGACTATATCTAATGTCATACCCCTAGTGTAAAATAATCTTATCAACGAAAGGAAACATAATGGGTTCACTACAAGCAGCAGAGTTTGCACAGATGGATGTAGACATTGAGACTGCCTTAGCCTGGCACTTGCGAGGCAACCACTATCCACCTATCCCTAGCGTAATGATTCAGCCTTGCATTGAGGCTATTGACGCTTATTGGGAAGACAACTTAGATAAACTAATACCGTTGCCAAAAATGGAAGACGGATTCCAGATTCGATGGAAGAATGGTGCAACCGAAGCACCTGCAAGAGCAATTATCGAACACGCTCACCTATACGCCTGGTGCGAAGAGGAAGAATTCGAAGAATAGACTTGACAAAGTCCCCCGAAAGGGGTCGGCCAAGATCTCTAAAAAAGACATTAAAAAAATGTTACGACACGCTTGTAAATGTCGGGGATGTCTGCTAAAATAAATACATAACCCCGAAAGAAAGTAGTCAAATGAACAACTATGTAGAAATCTATTCACAGGTAGCAAGCAAGGCAACCTTTGGACAGGTAGAGCAAGCAAGCAAGTGGTATCTAGACGCAGAGCGTGTTGCACATGAGGTTGCAGCTAATCTAAACACAGACTTGGAAGTTGGTGCAAGTGTTGTATCAGCTTTTAGCCCTCGTGAGCGTTGGACTAACAATGTTCAGAAGGCAGTTGCCTTTTCACTAGGTCAGAAGGTAGTTGGTTTGCCTAACAACCTAAAAATGGCAGAGAAGGCTATTAGTCTTGGTTATGACGCACTCAAGGGACAGAAAACAAATGCTTTTGCCCGTGCCATAGCAGGCGATGAGCAAGCAGTCGTAATTGATGTTTGGATGTTGCGAGCCTTAGGTATTGAGAAGAAGACACCTACGCAGACCCAGTATGTTGAAATGGCTAGGGCTGTAAAGAAGGTTGCAACACTTCACGGCATGACACCTAGAGCAATGCAAGCACTAATCTGGATAGTTGTAAGAGGTAGTGCAGAGTAGACACTACGGACTTGCCCCTTGACAAAAGGGGTAAAGTCTGGTCGGCCCCAAGATCGTGATCCTGTCAATGTACGAAACCTACAAAAAATCCCCAGAAAGTTTGTAGAAAAAAGATTGACCAAATGCTTGACAATGTAGCCCCTATCCCCCATAATAGATACATCAGCAAAAGTTGATAATAAATCAAAATGTAAGGAAGCAAAATGACTCAAATCACTGTTGGCTCACAGTTCACCACCGCTAAGTCTGGCGTTGTTGGTATCGTTCAGGAAATCGTAAAGAACAAGAACGGCTCTGCCCGTGTTCGTCTAGATGTAAATGGACAGCCACGCTGGACTACTGTAAAGTAATTATCTAAATAAACTGACTACTTGGGCTCGGACTAGATAAGAGGGCTAAGCCAGAGTTCTTACAGGACACCCCCACCAAGTAAATGTCAGACCCCCTTGCTACAATAGTAATACCAAATAACCCCTACAAAGAAAGAAAATCAAAATGGCTCGTGCCCTATCCGTAAAAGTTCCAACCGCTGCTGTTATTGCTCAGATTGAGGAAAAGATTGCTGAGATTGACGCTCAGGTTGCTTCCTACCCTGCTGACTATGAGAAGTATGAGGCAGACCTAGAAACCTACAAGGCTGATGTTGCTAAGGCTATCATTGACTTTGTTGGCAAGAATGTTGATAAGATTGGTTATGACTATGGTTCAGACCTACGCATCAACAACTCGCACAACGGGCGTTTAGAAATCACCTTTGACGCTGACAAGATTGTTGGCTTCCCTAAGCGACCTGTTGAGCCTAAGAAGCCTAATCAGTCTGAGTGGTATGGCAACAAGCACATCAACCGCAAGGAAGTCCTAGAGCAGAACCTACGCATTTTGCGTATGACCTCGCAAGAGGAAATCAACGCAAGTTCTTACTCGTCTGTAATGGACTTGCTGTAAGCCATTGGCTTAGCCATAACACCTAAGCAAGTGTCTAAACTGCTTCCCACCTTGGGCACAAATACTGAAGTGACTTGCTCACACAAAACTGAAGCCTAAAAAGGATCAGCCTGGACTTGACATCTGGGCTGATCTGGGGTCGGCCCGCAAAGCTCTTGATTGTCAAATTAAGATACTTTAAGAAACTTCCCCGAAATGCTTGACAATGTCAGTGGTATCTGAGATAATATTAGTAATCAAAGGAGAGCTATGGAAATGACCTGTGACTACTGCAACACTAACTTCGTTGGAGCAGACTACGCTGATGTTGGCTTTCAATTTATGATGCACCCCTGCGACCTTGGTGACACTGAAGAATAAATGTCGTAGGCTACACCTATAATGATACTACCCCAAAGAAAGGCAACCCCTATGTCCTATGAAATCCTTACCAGAATCCTGTACGTCACCAAAGACGGAAACTACGGTGCTGACGACATTATCATTACTGACCTGAATAGTCTTACAGATGAGCAGATTGAGCAGATGTCTTCCCTGAGTGACAATGACCGCTTTGCCTATGTTCAGGCAGTTCTAGATGGCCAAGACACTTCGGAGTGGGAAGACTAAAATGTCTGACCCTACCCCTATAATAGAAGCACAACGAGAGGATACCCCTATGAACCTTGAACCACTAAGAAAAGAAATCCGCATTGCTCGCAAGGCACTTGCTGAAGCCCAGCGTATCGAAGTTGAAAATGGCTACGACGACGCTCTACTGTCTATGGAACGCTCTTACTGTGAGGGCTGGCTTGAAGCCTATGAGTATGCCTACATTCTAGTGAACGGAGCAGCATACAGTGATGAAGACTAAGATAGTTTTAGACCCAGACGCAGATTTCAACGGCAGCAACCTAGATGAACTGGCATCGTTGCTGATTGAAGAAATCAAAGAACTGACCATTGAGAAGTATAACTATGACATCAATGACCCTTTCACTGATTATCTTGAGGGACTTATTTCAGCAAAGCAAACTGTCTGCTCTCGCATTGGTGTGCCATTTGAACTTACCTACCCAGAGGGAGACTGCTAAATGTCAGAGGCCCAGGATACAATTGTAGGCATGATGAAAGAATGCCCCAACCATGAAGGAGCCTTCGACTGTAATCCTTTCTGTAGGATTTGCGAGGGTGACCAAGAGTATGAATCAACTGGATTCTTGCCCTGTAAACGATTCCACGAATGTGGCCAACAAGTAGAAGAAGACATCTGGTATGAAGAATTCGGATTCTGTGTTGACTGCTCCCACCTGTACTTTGACCAAAAGCTTGACCCCTTTAGCCTAGAGAGGATTTAGAAATGGCTAGATTTTATGTGAAGATGAGAATTGATTTTGATGGTGAGATTGAAGCAGAGTCTGCGGACGAAGCAGAAAAGCTTGCGTGGACCTCATGGGGTGACACGTCTGACAACGACATAACCTATGACGGTGTCTATTCTATCGACGTAGAAGAGATTGAAGAGGAAGAGGACGATGACAGTCTCTAGAGCAGTGGCCAGACGTAATGGAACGTTTGTCCCAAACAGGACCACAAAACTTACACACTTTACAAAAATAGATTCAGGATGGTATGCATATGCAGAGTGAGATGGAAACAATTGGATATGAGGCAGGCATGTCTGATATGCGTGACTACGTTGACAGGATGATTGCCAAGGCTATTGATAATCCTACCCTCGATATCATTCCAGCCAAGATGGCATTGCAGATTCTACGTGCAAGCCTAAGAGACGAAGATTTTCAGTAGGGGTACTGATAACAGCTGAGCAACTGGGTAAACTGCTCCCCTTTGGGGCCGACCAGATCCTGGATCAAATGTCAACCTTACGATCTAGTTACGACACGCCCAAAAAAGTTTCTAAATAGTCTTGACAAACACCCAGTTTTTTGGGATAATTATTTTACTAAAGATTCACCCCTAATCAAGAAAGGAGCCACCATGGCTCACGAACTAGAGACCGTAAACGGTCAGACCGCATTTGCTTCACTACGCCAGCCAGCATGGCACAACCTCGGAACCGTATTCGAAGACGAGGTAAACACAAACGAGATGTTGAAACTCGCACACCTAGACAACTGGAACGTTCGCCTAGAAGATGTAGACATGCCAGAAGGATTCAACTCTGACAAGTCTTACTCTTTCGTGACTCGCACCAACCCTTTTGACCGTAGCCAGAATGATGTGCTTGGCGTAGTTGGTGAGCGTTATGTTCCTCTTCAGAATGAGGACTTGTTCTCGTTTGGTGATAACTTGCTAGACGGTGGCGGTCGTTGGGAAACCGCAGGTTCAATTCGTGGTGGTCGTGTCGTGTTTGGTTCGATTGCTCTAACTGATTCGATTACCCTTGACCCTAAGGGCGTGGCAGATAAGATTGACAACTATTTGCTAATCAACACCTCTCACGATGGTTCGATTGCGATTCAGGCTTCTATCACACCTGTTCGTGTTGTTTGTGCTAATACTCTGAACCTTGCCTTGTCTTCATTCAAGGGCAAGAAAGATGTCAAACAGACTTTCAAGATTCGCCACACTCAAACCGCAGAAGGTAAAATTGCGGTTGCTCGTGAGGCTCTTGGACTTGCTCACAAATACATTGACGAATTCTCAACTATTGCTAACCAGATGATTCAAACTGAAATTACTAAGAAGCAGTTTGATGACATTGTTGCCCTTGCCTACCCTGCCCCTAAGGGTGAGGACAAGAAGGGGTCACACAAAAAGTATGACGGCAAGATTGACCTAATCAACTCTATCTATGTTGGCGATTTCAACAACACAATTTCGGGAACCGCTTGGGGTGCTTTCAATGCCCTAACAGAGCGTCTCGATTGGTATCGCAACGGGCGTGGCGGTTCGAATGAGGCTATCTATGCCTCTGCCTCTGGTTTTGACCCAATGATAAACGCAGAGAAGAATCGCCTTATGAAGATTGTTCAGTCTGTCGTAATGGCATAATAAGCGACACGCTGACCTCCTGGCTTGACAGCTGGGGGGTTGGTGTGGTCGGCCCAGATCAGCATTTATCTATAATAAATAATATATTTAAGAATAAAAAAAGAATTACGATATGCTTGACTTTTTCCCAGTTCTGTGGGAAAATATAGTATAAAGAAAACTAACAACGAAAGGTTTCTAATGGGAACTCGCAACCTCACTAAAGTAATTGACGCAGATGGTATTATTCGTGTAGCACAATACGGACAATGGGATGGCTACCCTGAATACACAGGCACACGCATTCTTGAGTTTATCAAAGAGCACAACATGCTTGAGAAGATTGAGAAATCTCTTGTCAAGGCTAATTTCATTACAGAGGCAGAGCATGAAGAAATTCTAAAGCCATACACGAAAGACGATGGCTGGATGACATTTGAACAAGGTGCAGATTACTCTACTATGTTTCCTAGTCTAACTAGAGATACTGGCTGCGATATCTTGAGGGTATTAGTTTATTCTAATGGACCTATTCCTCTTGTAGACCAATCAGACTTTGAGCAGGATGATTTGTTTTGTGAAGGTGTTTATACCTTGAACTATCAGACACGTGAGTATGTATCTACTTATGGTGGTAAAACTATTAGTCTAAGTTTTGATGGCTTGGATACCGCTGAAAATTATCTAAACGCTTTCAAGCAGGAAGAGGTGGCAGCATAATGGCATTTTTCAAAGTGCAACGAGAATATTCTAACTGGGAAGAGATCACTATAGAGGCTGACACCAGGGAACAAGCTCTAGATCTAGCACAGGATGACGAGGATCTATGGGAGTATGCCCGTGATGTGAACTCATATAATTACACTGGCGAATATTGGGTAGAAGGGGATTGACAATGTCAGACCTATCCTGTAAAATTGACGTATAACCCTAAAAGAACGGAAACCCCATGCA